ACAGACGCCGGATCCGGCACTGAGGTCTCAGGCAATGGCTACGCGCGCCAGACAGCAGCTTGGACCGTCAGCGGCAACCTGGCCACCAATTCGGGCGCCATCGAATACCCAGCCTGTACGACCAACGCCTGGGGAACTGTCACGCATGTTGGCGTGTTTACGGCGGCATCTGGCGGCGATCTGATTGTTCACTCTGCGCTGACCGCCAGCAAAACGGTCGCAGTTAGCGATGTTCTGCGCGTAAACGCTGGCGAAATCGACATCACGTTGGATTGATAATATGGCCACAATAGTCACCAGGTCCGGCAAGGGCAGCGCCCTCACGCATACCGAAGTCGATGCAAATTTTAACAATTTGAACAACGACAAGTTAGAGACTGCTGATGTTGCAGCGGTTTTAACAAGTTTTACAACCGGCTCTGATGCAATATCTACTGATTTAATAACTGTGTATGACGTTTCCGCTGGTGTTTGGGAGAAGCATACAATCGCTGACGCTGCACTTCAGGGTGCTACAGGTGCAACTGGCGCAACAGGGCCAGCAGGTCCACAAGGCGCAACAGGCTCACAAGGTCCAACAGGAAATACAGGGCCGCAAGGTGATGCAGGCGCAACAGGCGCACAAGGTGCTACGGGCGCACAAGGCGCAACAGGTGCAACAGGTGCAGCTGGTGCAGACGGAGCAGATAGTACGGTTGCAGGTCCACAAGGCGCAACAGGCGCACAAGGTCCAACAGGAAATACAGGGCCGCAAGGTGATGCAGGCGCAACAGGATCGCAGGGCGCAACAGGATCGCAGGGTGCTACAGGTCCAGCAGGAAATGATGGTGCTACAGGGGCGCAAGGGCCACAAGGGAATGCTGGCAATGACGGTGCAACAGGCGCACAAGGTGCTACGGGCGCACAAGGCGCAACAGGCGCAACAGGTGCAGCTGGTGCAGACGGAGCAGATGGGGCAGATGGGGCAGATGGTAGCAACGCTACTGTAAGTACAACTTTAGGCGCTGTCGGCACTTATGGTTTATTTAGAGAGACGACTAACACCGCAAATCTTACTCCCGGTTCTACTAGAACAGGCGCACAGCTACGTTATGCCAACACCTATCAATACGGTGCGAGTTATTATGGCTCTGGCAACGTTTCTGCAAGCGGGACTTGGCGACTAATGGGGCATACCGGTATTTATAATGGTTCATTAAATAGCGCTGGCACTTCCACTGCAGCCTCTGTCTTTGTGAGGATATCCTAATGAGCATTACAATCACAGAAATCCGCAATGCGACCTCACTACAGGCAGACAATGCTCGTATGGACGTAGAAATTAACCACCCAGAATACGGCTGGATACCATACACATTAGACCCCTCTGACACTGACACTACAATTAACAATGATGAAATTATGTCCTTGATAGGCACAGATTTTGCAGCTTACGTTGCCCCCACTCAAGCAGAATTGGACGCAGTAGCAGCAGCAAACATTCGTGCTGAACGTGACTATATTTTGTCTACAGTGGTTGACCCAATGGTTTCTAACCCAATGCGCTGGGCATCTTTATCATCTGACAAACAAACAGAGTGGTCGCAGTATCGCACGGACCTGTTGGATATCCCGCAGCAAGCAGGTTTCCCAAATTCGATTACTTGGCCCGATGAGCCTAGCTGATGACCGATAAAGATCTTAATTCACGTGTCAGTGTCTTAGAAGAAACCACCAGGCTGCAATTCAAAGAATTATTTCTGCGTTTGAAACGCATTGAAATGATCATGCTGACTTCGGCGGCGGCCATTATTGGATTACTGTCATCCATCCTGGCTGGCCAGTGATTGGCGGTGCGCGATGGTAGCAGAAATCCTCGCTGGGGCGGCTTTAATTAAAGCCAGCATTGATGCCATCAAAGGCACGATCGCAAGCTGTAAAGATGTCTCTGAGATTGCCAAAGATATCGACGGTCTATTCCAAGGCCAGCAAGACATTGCCAGGGAAAAGCGCAAGGCGAAGGCAACCGGGCAATCAGCCACGCAGATTGTGATCGCCGAGGAAACCGCAAAAGAAGACCTAAAAATTGCGCAAGAATTGATTATCGCCAGGTTCGGATATCACTCCTGGCAGCGGATTTTGCAGATCCAGCAAGACCAATTGCTTGAGCAGAAGGCGCTGGCGGCCGCGCGCAAAAAGAAAAAAGCAGAAACCCAGCAAGTCGTTGAAGATGCCGCCACCGTTGGCGTCAGCGTCTTTATCGGGATCTTGGTGCTGTTGATCATCGTCGCGGTGATCTTGGCAATGTAGAGGAAAAAACGATGTCAGAATATTGCGTACATGATTACTGGATCGAAGGCTACGCGCAGGGCGATAAGCTGATGCTGGCGGCGGCCCCAGCAATTGCCGCATCAGTGGCCAGCGCTGTCGATAAAATCAAAGACGTGGCGGCGGCCCCAGCAATTGCCGCATCAGTGGCCAGCGCTGTCGATAAGATCAAAGACGTGGCGGCGGCCCCAGCAATTGCCGCATCAGTGGCCAGCGCTGTCGATAAGATCAAAGACATGGCGGCGGCCCCAGCAATTGCCGCATCAGTGGCTAGCGCTGTCGATAAGATCAAAGACGTGGCGGCGGCCCCAGCAATTGCCGCATCAGTGGCTAGCGCTGTCGATAAGATCAAAGACGTGGCGGCGGCCCCAGCGATCTCTGCCAGCGCGTCAGCGGCTGCACAACGGTTGCTTCAGGCGCAATTGAGCAAGACGCTCATCATGACCGTAACGCCGTCCATGACGCGCGTCATTTACTCTCAGGTCGATCAGATCGACATAACAACAACGCCAACGGCCAATTTTTTTAAGATATTATCACTTCAATCGGCTGGTTCGGCCGCATCAAGCACCACCGCCGCCGCTGGATACACTTTGCCATGTGCTGCAACCACAAACTTAACGTCTATAATGCAATCAAACGTGACATATAAATGGGTCAATCAAGCAGAAACCTCAAACCAATGGTTCAATCAAGCAAAAACCTCAAACCAATGGGTTACGCAAGCAGAGACCGATGAAATCTGGACGGTGATTTAAAATGGCTGATACGACTACAACCACATATTCCCTGGTTAAGCCAGAAGTTGGCGCCAGCACAGATAGCTGGGGTCTGAAATGGAATAACAACCTAGACAGCATCGATAATCTGTTAAATGGCACAACGGCCATCGCGCCAAATCTCACGGCCGGATCCTGGGAGATTTCAGGAACAGCGATTACCGCAACGGCTGCCCAGGTTAATTTCCTGACAGGCGTCACAAGCGCTGTTCAGACGCAGTTGGACGCAAAGGCATTGCTTGGCGCTAATAGTGATATCACCAGTTTGACGGGCCTGACAACGCCTCTCAGCGCAGCCCAAGGCGGCACCGGGTTAAATGGGATCGGCAGCGCGGCTCAAGTTTTGACGGTCAACAGCTCTGGCAACGCGCTTGAGTTCGCGGCGGTTCCAGTTTCTGCAATTACCGATGGCTCAATTTCGACTGCTAAAATTGCAGATAGCGCTGTGACTAGCGATAAGATTGCAGATGACGCGGTAACACTGGGCAAGATGGCTGGGCTTGCGCGCGGCAAAATTATCGTCGGTGATGCAAGTGGAGATCCGGCTGCTCTAGCGCTTGGCACGGCTGGGTACGTGCTGCAAAGTGATGGCACAGACATAAGCTATGTAGACGGGTCAAGTTTGCACAACACCGCCGCTGGCGGTGTTGGCACTTACTCGCTACTCGGCAAGGCAGACGGCAGCACGACAGCGCTTGGCACAAGTGTCCAAGGTAACTTGCTCAAATACGCAAGCACTTATGCATTTAGTCCCAGTTTTTACGGCATGAGTGGCACTTCACCGTCTGGTACTTGGCGGGCAATGAGCATCGGTGGCGCGTATAATGGCTCGACCAGCGAGGGCGCCTCGACAACGGTTACTATATTCTTGAGGATTAGCTGATGAGCATTCAAATTACACAAGCACGAAATGCGCAATCGCTTAACGCTGACAACACTCGTTTCGATGTTGAGATTAACCACCCGCAACACGGCTGGTTGCCATATACGCTAGACCCGTCAGACGGTGACATGACCATTGACAACTCGGAGTTGCTTGCGTTGATTGGCAGTAATTACGCCGCTTACGTTGCGCCGACCACAGCCGAGATAAACGCTGCCTTCGCCGCTGACGTAAGGGCCGAGCGCAACGCCAAGTTAGCAGATAGCGATTGGAGAGCATCTCAGGATGTCACCATGTCAGACGCTTGGCGCGATTATCGACAAGCGCTGCGTGACGTACCCAGCCAATTACCTGGCGCAATCACATGGCCGACTGAGCCGACCTGATGCCATATTTGCCAATCAAAATAGCCCCAGGCTTTTATCGAAATGGCACTGATGTGGACGCCGCCGGGCGCTGGCGAGATGGCAGCCTGGTGCGCTGGGAAGATGGCAGTTTGAGGCCGATCGGCGGTTGGCGCCAGCGCGTCGATAGCAATTTTACTGAGCCGCCGCGCGGCGCTTTAGCCTGGATCGACAATGGCGGCGATCAGCGTCTGGCTTTTGGGTCAGCGAATAAATTATGGGCTGTCAATAAAGCTGGAACGATTACAGATATCACGCCAACTAGCGTTGCGACTGGAAACGTCCACGCTGAGGTCGAAACGGGCTTCGGTTATAGTTCATACGGAACCGAAGCATATGGCACTGAGAGGGCTGATACTGGCAATTATTCCGAGGCAACAACCTGGTCGCTGGACAATTTTGGGCAGTTGTTGGTCGGCTGTGCAAGCACAGATGGCAAGCTGGTGTCGTGGGATTTAAACGGTTCAAACGATGCGGCAACAATCACCAACGCGCCGACAGATTGCAAAGCGCTAGTCGTGACCGAGGAACGATTTGTTTTTGCCCTGGCGGCTGGTGGCAATCTGCGCCGGGTCGAATGGTGCGATCGTGAGGCGCTGACCACTTGGACGCCAGCCGCAACAAACGAGGCTGGCGGCATCGAATTGCAGACCGCTGGGCAGATCCAACTGGGCATCAGAACGCGCGGCCAAACGCTAATCTTGACCACAAACGATGCCCACGCAGCGCAGTACACCGGGCCACCATATGTCTACAACATTAGTCGAGTTGGCACTGGGTGTGGCGTTATAAGCCGCAAGGCTGCCGCCAGCGTCGATAGTGGCGTATTCTGGATGGGCGATCGCGGATTTTTCCGCTTCAACGGATCCAGCGTTGAGCCAGTGCAATGCGATGTCGCCGACTACGTTTTCGGCGATTTAAACCGAAACCAAAAATCTAAAATCTGGGCCGTGTGCAACAACCAGAACAGAGAGGTATGGTGGTTCTACCCGTCTGAAAGCAGCAACGAAGTTGATCGTTATGTGGCGTTTGATTATGCCGAGAACCACTGGCTGATTGGATCATTAAGCAGGACAACTGGGGTTGAAAGTGGCGTGTTCCGCAATCCAATTTGGACAGATACCACCGACATTTACGACCATGAGGTAACGCTCAATAACGATGGCGGCGAAGCGTTTGCCGAGAGCGCGCCAATCTCGTTAGCGCAAGGTGATCAGATTATGCGGGTGACCGAAATTGTGCCAGATGAATTGACCGCTGGCGATGTCACCGTGACGCTGAAGTCCAGGCTTTACCCGAATGCCGCTGAGACCTCGCATGGGCCGTTTACAATGGCCAACCCGACATCTGTGCGACTGCAGGGCCGACAGGTCAGAATGCGCGTGGATGCGGCTCGTTTGGCTGGCTGGAGAGTAGGCACAATGCGCCTCAACGTCAGCGCGGGGTCGAAGAGATGAAACTGCCGATACAACCGCCAAAGTATAACGCAAGCGCCGAGAACGAGCGCAACCGGGTGATCGAACAGGCTGACTATCGCAACCACAAACGCAATTCGGATGTCGAGATTGGCGAAGGCCGATTGATCCTAAAAGCAGCAAATGGCGTGAGGTATAATATTACCGTATCCAACGCCGGAGCGCTGGTGGTGACATCGCTATGAACAAACCCATGACCAGAGATTTGGCGCATTGCAAGACCTGGATTGAGAATGCGCTCAAGTACAGCGGCGGCACCCATGATTTTTGGGACATTGTAGACGGCGTTTATGATCAGCGCTTCCAATTGTGGTCAACTGGCAAAGGGTGCTTAGTTACGGAAATTCATGTATTTCCGAAAAAAAAGGTCATCAACATTTTTCTGGGCGGCGGCGAATTGGCCCAACTTGCAGATATGCACGATGACGTAATCGCTTGGGCCAAAGATCAGGGCTGTTCCGGCGCATCAATATCCGGCCGCAAGGGCTGGGTCAGGGCATTTAAAAAATACGGCTGGCGGCCGTTGCATACGACGATAGTCAAGGAGTTTACATAATGAGCGGCGGTAAAGGCGGGTCCACCACACAAACACAATCCATCCCCACCTGGGTGACAGATGCATCCAAGGCAAATTTGGACAAGGCTAATGAAATCGCACAGATTGGGCCGATGCGAAATTATGGGCCGACCGTGGCGGCGTTTAACGACAGCCAGACAGCCGGATTTCAAAACACGGCTGATCTGGCCAGTGCCTTCGGAATGAACGCACCGGCTGACGTGATGGCTGGAATGCCACAAGCGCAAGATTTCGGCGGCGGCGTGATGGGATACAGCGCGGCGCCGATCGTTGATCAGCAACTCGCAGCTTTAAAACAGAAAGCGCCTGGTCAAGCGGATGCGTTTGGCGATTTATTCATGGATCCTGGCGGCCGGGGATTGTTCCCGGCCATCGAGGCCAATCAAAAGAGGATAGGGTAAATGTCAAACGGTGGTTTTTTACAAAATCTTCAAATTCCAGCTATAGATCCTAACGCGAATTATATGAACAGCTTTACATCCTCGCCGGGGCAACCGATGCAGCAACCGATGCAGCAACCGATGCAGCAACCGATGCAGCAAGGGCAACCGCCGCAGCAACCGATGCAGCAAGGGCAAGCGCCGCAGCAGGGGATGGCTGGCGGCAATGTTGCGCAGACGTCTGCAAATACGTACAACGAAGCCGTCAATGCGACCGGAAATGCTATGGGCTTTACGCCCAACCAGGTCACGCCAAACACGGTGGCTGGCACGAACATGCAGCAATATCAGAACCCGTTCCAGCAACAGGTAATTGACGCCAGCATGGCTGACATGAACCGGGCAAACCAGATGGCGCTCAACAATGTCGGCGCCCAGGCTGGATCTGCATTTGGTGGCGATCGCCATGCCATTGCAGAGGCCGAAACCAACCGCAATTTTGCGAACCAAGCGGCTCAGATGACGGCCGGGCTAAATCAGGCCGGATATCAGAATGCGCAGAACATGGCGCAATTCGACATCGGCAATAACTTTGCGGCGCAAAACCAAAACAACGCCAATAATTTTGCGGCAAATCAAAACCTGATGGGTGGCGCCAATCAACTCGCAAATTTGAGCCAGCAAGGTTTCGGCTACAACCAACAGATCAATCAGGGATTGGCCAACACTGGCAATGCCCAGCAAAACCTAATGCAGCAAATAATCAACGCAGCAAACGGACAATTTGGCGATATCACTGGCTATGGCCAGGAGATGCTTAACCTTCCACTCGCAGCGGTGGGCGGCGCTCAATTCCCAACCACACAAACCAATGCAAAACAACCAGGTCTGTTTGATTATCTGACATTGGGCGCAACGGCGTCAGGGGGAAGGCAGTGACCAGCGAATACTGGAGGCCAAATGGCTAGAGATATCATTCCTATCAGATCGGTTGTCAGGCCTGATTTTGATTTCATAAAGAAAGATATTTTTCGCGGCGAAAGCGGCGGCGATTATGATGCTTTATTTAATTACCAAAATCGGCCTGGCGGCTTGTTTGACGATACCAAAGTATCAGAGATGACCGTCGATCAGGCTTTAAATTTTGCGTCACCGCAATCTGGCTATGGCAACTACGTTAAAATGGTTAATCCAGAAGGCGTTTATTCCACGCCGATGGGCGCATATCAGGTAGTTGGCAACACGCTGAAGATGGCAAAAAATGGTCTTGGTCTAAGCGGCGATGAAAAGATGACGCCAGCGCTGCAAGACCGCATCGGCAAATATATTTATGACGTGCAAGGCACTGACGCCTGGGCAGGATACCGAGGGCCACGGCATGGGCCAAAACCTAAAGGATATGAGGGCGCCTACATGATGGATCCAGACCCACAAAACGAACAAAAAGCGCAACCAGGCATAATGGGTTTGATCCAGGCTGGCGGCCGAGCCGTCAAAAAAGGACTGCAAAACCCTGACCTGATGGACCGGCTGGCTTTGGGCTTCAACACGATGCGCCTGGAGCCCGACGCCAACCTGGCCGCTGGGATCCGCGAAAGCATGGCAGATCGGCGTGAGAGGACGGCTACGGCTGGCAGTGCGAACCGCACGGTGGCAATGTTGAGGAATATGAAGGGGCCAGATGGCAAGCCAATTCCATCGGCGTTGCAAGCGGCTGATCTGATTGAGGGTGGTGGCCCACCCGGTGCCATATTGCAATCGTTTTATCAAAGCCAGAATAAAGCAAGCACTGGTCTGGCTAACCGAGATTATCCAAACGGTCTGAGCGTTGTCACACAAAACGATGGCACCAAAAAATATATGAAAAACGGGGTTGTGTTGACCGACCCAACAGAAATCGAAGCGGCAGTCCAAGACACAATTCGATACGACAGCGAACTCGCTGGGAGCAACAGGCAAGCGGTGCTGAACCAAGACAGAGCGTCCGATATTTATTCTAAAATTGGCTTGTCGCGAAAAAGTATTCAAACGACTGATAGAGCAATCGCCGCTATTGATGCTGGCGGCATCTCAGGTTTCATGGCAGATTATTTTCCAAGCATCACACAGGCGTCAGCCGAACTTGCAAACGCGATGGACACGATGGGCCTGGATGTTATTTCAAGCGTTACCTTTGGCGCTTTAAGTGAGGCCGAGATGAGAACCGCAATGAACATAGGTTCGCCGCGCAGCCTTGCCCCGGCAGATCTGCGACAATGGCTGGTGGACAAGAAAGACGCGCAACAAAAAGCAATGGCAGCCCTGACCAAAGCGGCGCGTTGGTTCTCTAAGCCAGGCAACACGTTGGACGGTTGGTTTGATCAACAGGCGCAAGCTGGAGCAAACCCGGCGGCACCAAGCAATCAATTTGCGGCTATGAGCGCGCAAGACATATCTTCTTACATGAATGCCAATCTGGCTAACATGACAACGGCTCAAAAAGCGCAAGCGCTTGCCAGGCTGCAAGAGCTACAGAGGTCGCAGCCATGAGCGATGTAGACATAAACGCTCTGATGCAGCAATTGCAGCAAAGCACCGATCAACAGGCTGGCACCCAGGTATCTATTGAAGCGCTGGTTGAGCAACTGGAAAAAGGCTACGCCCCACCAGCGGCGGCGGCGCCAGAGGTCGGCAGCTATTTTGTGGATCCGGCCGACGATACCCGTGGCACCCTCGAAAAAACCACCGATTACATGACGGGCGGCCGCCGTGAGTTTGAAGATTTGTCACTATTGCCCAAACTTAATTTGCCGCTAGAAAAAGCGGCCAGGCTGACAGGGCTATTGGCCACTACGTCGAGCGATGATCGCCTGATGTCGGGCGTATCTGAGATCATTCCTGGCGCGCAGTTCGACAAAGATAAATACAACAACCTGATCGTCGTTGCGCCAATCTACGATGATGCGGGTAATCCAACCGAGCGCCGCACGAAATTTTATCCGAACCCCGAAGGCTTTCAGCTAGTCAACGCCATGCAAGTCGCTGGCGTGGCATCATTGGCCAACCCGATTGTTGGCACTTTGAAGCGGCTAGGCATGGGCGCCAATTCAATGCTGACCGCCGCAACGGCTGGCGGCATTGAGGCTGGCCTAATTGAAGGCGCCAGTTCAGAACTGAGCGACGATAGTTACCAAAAGCTGGACCCGGTTCTGGGCGCTGGTGGCGGCGCCCTTGGGCAAAAAGCATTTCAATTTTTATCTTTTCTAAAGCGCGCATATCTGACGCGGCCGCCAGCGGTGATGGATCAGTACGGCAATTTCACGCCATCTATTCTGAAAATGATTAACGACCTGGGGCTTGACCCGTCAGAGGTATCGCAAACCCTGGCGCGCAATATTGCCAAGGAAGTAGATACGGCGCTGGAACCTGGCGCAGTGGCGTCAGTGGCGGCCGCACAGTCATTGCCAGTGCCAGTAAATCTAACGCGCGGTGACGCCAGTGGCGTGGCCGGACAACAACTGATTGAAGATCAAATGTTAAAAGGTGGGTTTGGCGAAAACGCTGGACGCACAATGCAAACAAACCGAGATTTGCAGCAAGTGCAATTGCGCGGCAACATAGACGAGATACAAGGCAGCTTGGGCGGCCCAGCCGTCACTGCCCAGGGGCAAGGCGGCGCAGCCGCTCAAGAAGTTCTAGGCAACCTCAGAGCCGCTGAGAGCGCCGTTGCTGACGATCTGTACACGGCGGCTAGGAGAACCGGGGCCGCTTACCTGGACACTGGCCCTGGCTCAATATCAGATGAACTCGCAGCGGCCGTCAGAGGCACCCTGAGAGACTTTCCAGCCGATCAGGCGCCTGGCACCCATGCGCGCGTGGCTGACATGATGGCAGCGCTTGATGAGAGCGGCAGTGTCGCGGATCTGTTAACCATCAGGCGCCAGCTAGTGAACACGGGCGCCAAGGGTACGCCGGACAGCGCAGCCGCTGGCCAGATCAACCAGGTGCTAGACGGTTACCTAGAGAAAGCCGTCGATGACGTGCTGATGTCTGGCGATGAGGCGGCCATCAGTACCACGATGAAAGCGATAAGAAATTACAAACAATTTGCCAGCCGCTGGAAGCGCCCCGGTGGCATCTTGCCCAAGCTGACTGAGCGGGTTGAGGCCGATGGCTCAATGCGATTTAAACTGGCGCCGGAAGCGGTGACAAATTACCTGTTTGGTTCGTCGGGATCCGGCTTGGCCAGTAAGGCCGCCCTGGCGCGTGATATGCAGACGTTAAAAAAGAATTTACCTAAAGAACAATTTGACATGCTGCGCCAGGAAGCGTTCTTAATGATCAGCCGAGGCGCCCAGCAAGGCGTCGATAATACTGGTAATACGGCGGTCAGTGGCACGATGTTTCAGAAAGCCTGGAATAAAATGCGCGACCAGAACCCCGAACTGTTAAACACGCTATTTACAAAAGATGAAAGAAAGCTGATCGGGCAATTTGCATCGGTTGCGGCCAGAGTTACTGGCGGCGCGAAGAATACCAGCAACAGCGCCACGTCTGCGTCAAACATGATTGGCAAGCTAGGGCTGATGCTAGGCAATAGCACCATGCTGAAATGGGCCAGCCGGATGCCAATCGTTAACGGCTTGAGAAATAGTATGTATGGTAGTACGGCCGCTGAGAACGCATTCAAGCTGCCGATCGTGCGCAAGGCAAATCCGATGGCTATAGGCGGTGGCGCTGCCAGTGCGTCCTCTGGCGCTGGCGGTGATCAGATCCTGGAAGAATACCGCCAGATGGTTGGGCCGCGCATTAGTCGCTGACAACTTGCCGCACAATATTTATGTAAAATTTGTTTGCATAATTTATGTAAAAAATGTTTGCACAACTGCAACGGATGGTTTAATAGTTTCCGCAACGACAAGTATAGCGGGCCGACAGTATGACGTTTACATCACCATTCCCAACCGAAAAAAGAAACGTGGTTTATACGTTGTGTGGTGAGCGGTCAGGATCAGCATCCAATAAAGCACTGCAAAAAATGTTGGCATCTACCTCGCTCGGTACACCATCAGTCGCAGCATCTGGCGCAACAACGGTCTGGGCGAATGGGCCAATAGCCCCTCCCCATATTTTTTATAAATAAATTTTAGAGTACTAATATCAATTCTTTAGAAGATCAAACCAATGAGACTAAAAGAAATACGGCTCGAAAGAGGGCTGTCGCAAGCCGACCTGGCATCACTGTCAGGCATCGATAAGTCACATCTATCGCGATTAGAGAGTGGCGTCAGAACGCCAAATTACCAGACGCTGAAAACTCTGGCCGATGCGCTGGAGATCAGTATTGACGTGATATTTAATGAGCCATCTAGTATTGTGCCAATCACAGAAATCAGGTATTACGATTGCCAAAGTGACAATATTGGAATTGACATGCTGGCTATAGACCCTGGCAAGTTCCCCAGGGTCAAACCAGCCGATATGCTGGCTTTGGATGTTCAAGGCGATGAGATGGCGCCGACAATATCACCTGGCGATACTGCCATATTTAACACGGCCGACATGGCCATACAGGACGGTATTTTTGTGTTCAAGACGCCCAACGGCGTGGCGCTTGGCCGGATCGTTTTATCAAAAATTTCTGGCACGGTAACGGTGGCATCGGACAATCCGAATCACCGCGATCAGGACGTGGCAGATCCTGCCGATCTAAACATCTTGGGCCGAGTGATTGGCGCGCAGAGGCATTTCTAGCTTGTCAAAATGGCAAGCTAGAACAGTTGCAAAAATAAATGTCAAAAAACCTCTATTTATTTGCAGTTTTTGAGGTTAAGTCATTGTTTTTGTTTAGTTATTAAGTTTGGTGCAGGGACTTTATATCTAAATAAAATTGTTTAATATCAATAAGTTAATTTTGCAACGTCATCGACCTGCAAAAGTAAATGCAAAAATACTCACTTGTGGGGTCTTGTAAGTTGTCGTTTTGTCAACTAAGTATTGGGAAGCAAACATGGAGAGATCAAATGGCTTACCTTACCGAAAATCAAATCGACATCCTGGCCGAAGAGGCTGTCACTAATTACGAAGTGTCAGGCTCATGGTCTGCCGCTTACAGAGCCGTGGCTGAGTACGCCGCCGACGATTTCGGTTGGCAGCAATTTCAACGCAACACGCCGCTGTTGCTGGCCGTCAAGCGCGCCAAGCTGATCTGGCAAGCCGAAACGATCCGCGTCAAAGCCGCCATCGCATAATCAACCGGGGCCATCGCGCCCCGCCCCACCGGGAGACAGACAATGAAAAAGACCCTGCCAAAGCACGTTTCATACGGCCCCAGCCGCAAGGTTGGCCCGTACATTTATTTCGCAAAAGATGGCATCCGCGTGACTATGCCCGGCCGCTACCCGTTTGATCAATCCAGCGC